GCCCATACACAGGATAGCTATGAGCCAAGCGCTGCAAAATCTGACATTCATGGTCTCGCTGCTGGACAAGGTCTCCGGGCCTGCCGGCGCGATGATGAAAACCATGGATTCCGTCACTACCCGCATTCAGTCCGGTTACCGGAAGATCGGTTACGGCGCGGCGGGTTTGGCCGGTACCGGTTATGCGCTGGACAATTTGCTGCAGCCGACCAAGGAAATGCAGGCGGCTATTGGTAGTTTGAAAAGCTTGGACGTCACCGACGAGACTCTTTCGAAACTTACCAAGACATCACTGCAATTTAGTACGCAATTCGGCGAATCTTCAAGCGAGTTCGTTAATTCTGCCTATCAAATTCAATCGGCTATTTCCGGCCTAACAGGAAACGAGCTGCCTGATTTTACCCGTGCATCGGCAATACTCGCAAAAGGCACCAAGGCCGACATGGGAACGATTACCGACTACGTCGGCACCATGTACAACATTTTCCAAAAGCAGGCCGATGCTATGGGCCGGTCGGATTGGATCAACATGTTGGCAGGACAAACCGCAATTGCAGTCAACATATTCAAGGCCGAAGGTAACGAGATTGCGGCCGCATTCCAAAACCTTGGTGCATTGGCATCCAGCAAAGGCATTGCACTTTCCGAGCAGTTGGCAGTAATAGGTAATCTGAAAGGCGCTTTACCAGGCCCTGAAGCGGGAACCGCTTACCGATCATTCTTAGAAAAGGTTTTTGAAGCCCAGGACAAGCTAAATCTGAAATTTGTCGACAGCCAGAACCACATGCTACCGATGGTTGATATTTTGACGAAAATCAGGGGCAAGTATGGCGATCTTTCCGATGAAACCAAGGCTTTCGAGGTTTCAAAAGCTTTTGGAAAGTCCCCGGAAGCCATGAAGCTTATCACGGCATTGATAAAGAATATCGATGGTTTGAATAGCAGCATGGGGCAAATCGGCGATAAGGATGCATTCGCGAGAGCAACCAAGATGGCTCAGGCTATGACCATGCCTTGGGACCGTGCAACGCAGGGAGCAAAGTCGTTACAAACCATCATCGGCATGCAACTGCTGCCGGAGATCAATCTGTTTTTCGACAAGATCAACGGCGGTATCGAGACGCTGTCGCGCTGGTCGGACTTGTTCCCGGAACTGACACGGTTTGTGAGTTTGGCGGTGCTGGGCATATTTGGGCTGATTGCCGGGCTTTCTGCCTTGTCGGTAGTGGTGGGCGTGGTATCGATTGCCTGGATAGGCCTGACAAGCCCGCTGTTTTTAGTACCGGCTTTGATAGGCGTGGTGGTTTATTCGATTTACGACCTGATCCGATCCGGCCAGGAACTGATGGCCGAGTGGCAGGTATTCGAAACCGTGTTTTCGGCATGGGACAGCGTGCAGGCGGCTGTCACCGGTGCCATCGAGTACATCATGAGCGCTTTCGACGCCCTTAAATCCTGGCTGCATAATTTCAACCTATGGGAATTCCTGCTATCCGGCGTGGATGCATTGATAGGCAAGATCAACATGATCCCCGGCGTGAACATCGACCTGGGAGGCATGCCTAAGCCGATTGCCGCGCCGGCGGCTACGAGCGGCAATGCCGGCGGCGGCTTGATGCAGAAGTTTTCCAGCATGAACAATAACCAGTCGCGCAGCATCGGCACGGTGCAGATCAATAATTACGAGAGCAAGAAGAGCCTGGCGCAGCTGGTGGATGAAATCCAGATGGCGGGTGGCTGATGGCCGAGCTGTATATCGATCTGCATATCAGCAACAACGACCTGACGCTGGACAGTGGCGGCGAGCCGTTGCTGTTGAACAACCGAGATAGCATTGCCCAGGACATTAAGCACTTGATCCGCGAGACCGGGCTGATGGTGCAGATTATCGGCCAGCGCGATCCGATAAGGGTGAAAGCCAACCTGCAGGCGCTTGAGCTGCTGATCGAGGAAGACCAGCGCTTGATACCGGGCACGGTGGAAATTACCCAGAGCGATACCGAACTGTTTTACGTGACCGCCGACACCGTGGAATTCGGCCCTATCGACCTGTACATAGCGATTTGATATGGACTTTACCCAGATTCTGAAAGAAAACGGCATACCCACTACCCAGGCCGAGCTGGAAACGGCCTGGCGGGACATCGTGGCGACGGTGGGCAGTTCGATCAGCAACGATAACATCATGTCGCCGTTCTGGCGGTTTGTGACGGCGGCGCTGACCAACCCGGTGTTGTGGCTGGTGAACTTTATCGCCGTGACGGTGATGCCGAATGCTTACGTGAAGTACGCCACCGGCGCGTTTCTTGATCTGCTGGCCGATGCGGTGAATTTGATCCGCAAGGCGGCCGGTAAAGTTGTCGGCACGGTGACGTTTCATCGAGTGGATACCGGGCTTGGCGTGACGATTCCGCTGGGTACCATTATCCAGACGGCCAGTATTAACGGCGTGATTTATCAACTGAAGACCACTGAAGAGAAATCGTTTACCGGCGTTAATCTAACGCTGGATGTTCCGGTTGAAGCGGTTGAGGCCGGCGCGGCCTATAACCTGGCGGCCAATTATTACAACGTGCTGCCGACGCCGATTATCGGCGTGACGGCGGTGGCCAACGGCGTGAACTGGATCGCTTCGCCGGGCTCGGACATCGAAACGGACGACGATTTACGCGGAAGGATCCGCAACCAATTCGGTACCGCGTCGAGTTACCACACCGATAGCGTGTACAAATCATTGATCGCTACCTTTCCCGGCGTGCATATCGACGCAATCTGGTTCGAGCATAACGCGCCGCGCGGGCCTGGCACGGCGAACGCCTTTGTGCTGTTCGACTTTTCCGCGCCGGTTTCGACCTACCTGCTGGCAATTCACCAGTACATCACCGACCAAGGCAACCACGGCCACGGCGACGATTTGATCGTGTACCAGATGCCGGAACAAACCAAAACATTGGTCGCGACGGTGTGGGTAGAAAAGTTTTTGAGCGCCGCGCAGAAAACCCAGATTCATGACGATGTGGTGGTGTTTATCAATGCCGCGTTTCGCGAGAACCAGGCCTATAGCCCGACGCTGCCGCTGCCTTATAGCCGGTTTTCTTTTTCCAAGCTGTCGGAAGAGATCCACAACCAGTTTCCGAATGTGCATAGCGTGAGTTTCAGTTTGGCGGACATTGTGACGGCTAAGTGGATACCGCGGCTAACCTCGTTGACCGTCACCGTGCAGGATACCGAGTAATGATCAAGATCGAATTGCCTTTTTGGCTGGACGGCGTCGAGATCGGCAAGCTGCTGGCCGCCGTCGTTGCCTGGTGGAATGCGGCCGAGGCCTGGATCCGCTGGCCGGTGACACAGATGGACCCGCTGACCTGTTCGCTATCCATTTTGAACATCATCGCTTACCAGCGCGACATCACGCGCTTTTCCGGGGAACCGGAAGAACTTTACCGGAAGCGAGTGAAGTTTGCTTATATCAACGCCGAAGATGCCGGCAGCAAGGCCGGGTTTATCCGCATCTTCGAACGGCTTGGCATTGGTTACGTGGAGATTACCGAACGCTTCGATGCCGTGAACTGGGACGTGATCAAGCTGACCCTTTCCGATGCGCAGCTGGCCGGTAATGCGGCGTTGTTGCAGCAGATTATTTTCGCTTACGGCAGAACCTGCCGGCGCTATGAGTTCGACACTATTTCACCATTGCCGATCAGCATGCCTGCCTTTGCTGTTGGCCACGTTTACAGCTACGACGTAGCAGGGATTTAACCATGGCATTTATTACCATTGCCGGCGAGAACAAGATTGCCTACCAGCAGGGCAATAGCTTGCTGTTGAATATTACCCATTTCGTGCTAGCCAATATTACCGGGCTGGGCGCAGAACCGGTTAACCGGATCGAGGCGTTGCCGGCTGGCGGCGACATTGTGCATACCCAGGTGGTCACCCACAAAGGCTATGTCAATGCCAATCAAGTGGTTTATAGCCTGGCCATGGATAGCACCATCGGCGATTTCGATTTTAATTGGGTGGGATTGAAGGACGCCGATAACGTGTTGATCGCTTGCGCGCATATCACGCCGCAGCATAAATCGGCCAATGCCGGCGCGGTACCCGGCAACAACCTGACCCGCAACTTTTTGCTGGCTTTTTCAGGGATTGCCGCCACCACGGCGATTGCCGTGCCGGCGGAAACATGGCAGATCGATTTTACAACCCGGCTGTTGCAGATCGACGAGCGGGAGCGGTTGAGCAATTTTGACATTTACGGGCAGTTTTCCGCGTTTGGCGACGGCTTTAAAGTGACGTTGCAATCCGGATCGGATTACTCGATCGCGGCCGGCATCTGTTATGTGGGCGGGATACGTTGCGAGCAGTTGGCGGCGGCGATTATCAACGTCACTGGCCTGCCTAAATCCATCTGGATCGATGCCAGCCTGCAGGGCGACATCAATGGCGTGTCGGCGGTATTTAGTTTTTCCGCCACGGCGGCGACATTGACCAATTACACGGATGGTTTGGGATTTAAGCATTATGTGGCGAAGATTTGCGACATTGGGGCGGGTGGGGCGATTGGCGATTTGCGGAAAATTTACAAGATACCGTCGGCAACTGAAACAGTTGAAGGTATTGCTGAAATAGCCACTCAAGCGGAAACGGATGCGGGAACTGATGACGCTCGAATTGTTACACCGAAGAAATTGCGATGGGGCTTTTCGGCATCATTTACCAATGTTGGGTATCTGGCCCTGCCCACCTGGCTGGGTGCGTTGATTATTAACTGGGGCACGGTATCGGTTACAACTGCAAATGTCAGCCAAGCGTTTACGTTAGCTCAGGCTTTTCCTGTTCAGTTTTTTGGAGCGGTTTGCATCCATTGGTGGGGGGCATCTCCGACCTCAATTTCGACCATGGCGGCCGGATTTGTCAATTTAAGTCAAATAATTATCAGAAGCAGCGGAAACGGTTCCGGTTCTTTCTACATCGCATTGGGTAAATGACATGAAATTCTCTAAGTCAACGCTAGGCTTTTATAACCCTGATTTACATGACACGATGCCGGACGATGTGATTGACATACCTGACGCCACGTACAAATCATTGCTATCTGCGTTGGTGCCTGGAAAGACAATTTCTACCGACATTAATGGTCATCCCATTGTCATTGACGCGCAACTCCCGACGATTGAGCAAATCAGAGAATCCATGCAGTGCGAATCCTGGAAGGTGTTACGGGCATTGACTCAGATGGGATTGCGGCAAGCCGTTGACGGCGTTGTTGCCAATGCCGACCAGGACACCCAGGATATGTATTACCGCGCGACTATTTTTCACCGGACATCGCCGTGGGTGGCTGCATTGGCGGGTGGTCTTGGGAAAACAGACGCCGAGATTGACGATCTGTTCACGCTGGCGATGTCTATCCAATCATGACCTGGTCGCCGTTAACCGTATCGCCGCCCACCAGCAACGCCGCGTCAGCCGCTGCGGCGCTGTCGGTGATTGCCGTTGACCCTTGGACGCATGGCGTTAACGACGGCAGCGGCAGCAATACCTATTTGTCGTTCCCCAATGCGGTGGAGGCGGTGATTTCCAAGGCGGCCGGCCACAACGGCGCGGCGCTGGGGATAGCGGTAACGGCGGCCAGCATGGCGGATTTTATTGGGCAGTTGACGGCGCTGGGTTCGGCGTTCCCGATGCCGAGTTTATCGCGTCTGGCCAGGCGGGCCACGCAGATGGCGACGCTGGAAGTTTCCAAGATGGATTTGGTGCCGCACCAGCTGCATGTCGGCGGCTTGCCGATTAATGCCTTGCCGGCCATCCGGGCGCTACAACGCGCTGATCTGATCAAGGCGGCCAGCGATGCGGCCGAATCATTCAAGACCAGCATTACCAACGATAACGTGGCGGCGTTTCAGACCGCCAAGACCGCGCATGCGGCGTTTGTATCCGGCGTGCAGGCGGCGGCTTCCGCCGGGCTGACCGGCGGCAGCGGCTTTAGGTTTTATGCCGCCAATAATATCGGCAGCGCCTTGCGGCTGAATCACCCCGGACACGAATATACCTTGACGGCTATCCAGCTGTTTTTGGGTTCCGCGGCCGATCTGGCCTTGTTGGCGGAGATTTTCCCATGAGTGTGTATTTGAATGGCGTGAAGGTGCCTGGCCATGGCCTGCAGGTTTCGGCCAGCATGACGATTGCCGACGAGGATTTGAGCGGCAACAGCAGCAGTACGGCCAAGGCGGAAAAAGGCGACAAGCCGAAAAACCTGAGCGTGAAGACATCGATCAAGTTCAAGAACCCCGGCGAGTTGGTGTGGATATTTGCCCAGGCCGAATCGCGGACCAGCCAGACGGACAGGACGGTGTTCAACATCATCAACGATACCGCCCAGGCCATGAAAATGCGCCAGGTGCGGTTTTCCGGCGATGTGCAGGTTTCGGAAAACGGAAACCTGCGGCAATGGGATGTGTCGTTTCAGTTGGCGGAATACCGGTCGGTGCCGGAGAAGAAACAGGAACGCGCGGCGGCCAAGGCTAAACCGGTGACGACGCAGAAAGCGGCCGGGCAGACCGTGGCGGCGACGCCGTCGACGCCGGCATCGACTGAACCCGTGGTGCTGACGCAGTTTGAGCAGACGCTGAAAGGCCTGAACGACATTCTGAAATGAAACTTGACCGTACCTTAACTGTTTCCGCCACTCAATATGGCATTACCGAAGAACGGGTGATGCTGTCGCTGACAGAACCGGGCCGCGCGCAATTTACCGTGACAACCGCCGCCGACAACATCAAGGCCGGCTCGGTGGCGGCGCTGGATATTGGCTACGCCAACCATGACGACGCCAGCCGCTTGTTTTTGGGATACGTGGAAAGCGTGACGCCTATCGACGGCAAGCATTGCAAGCTGTTTTGCCGGGAGCTGTCGGCCATGCTGAAAATGGCCATGCCGTTAAACCTGCGGCACCCGACACTGCGCGATGTGCTGAAGGCCATCGGCGAGAAAACCGGCCTTTCCTTCAGCGCGCCGGATAAAGCCTACTCGACAACCAAGATCCCGCACTTTGCCAATGTCGGCAACGGTTATCAGGCGATGGACGGCATAGGCCGCGCCTTTCGCATTGACGATTATCTGTATCAGCAACAGGGCGAAGGCGTTGTTTTTGTTGGATCGTATGCCGATTCGCGCTGGGCGGATAAAAGCGTCGACATCGACGCCAGTTATTTTGCCGAGCAGCTGAGCAGCAATTCCGCCAAGGTCGCGGCTATACCGGCCATGCGGCCAGGCGTGGTGGTGAACGGCAAGCGGATTACCGGGCTGGAATTTGCCGGGAATTTTATGACGATGAGTTGGTAAGCATGCAGAAAGTCATCAAAGGTATTATCGATAAGGCCTACCCGGAATTATCCGGACAATACCACCTACCGCGCTTTGCCGAGGTGGTTTCCGTACGGGAAACGCCGCAGACCGGCAACGTGTCCGATCCGTTCCGCCCCTTTTACGCCGTCGACGTGCAGGTGCTGAACGAGCACGGTGAGCCGGATAAGGCCTTTCCGGTGCTGTACGATGTGCCGCTGCCGACCAATGGCGCCGGTCACGAGCAGGGCCAGTTTTCTTTTCCGCAGGACGGTACCCGCGTCGAGCTGGCTTTTGCCTATGGATCGCCGAATCAGCCGTTTATCCGCTCGATTCAGCCGCATAATCTGAGCCTGCCGCAGATCGAGCGCGGAGAACAGCGTTGGCAGCATGGCGCATCCAGCTATCAACGTTGCGACAAGGACGGCGGCTGGGAAACCAAGACAGATACCAATATCACCGAAGACAGTTTGAAGCGCATCATTTCAGCGCTGGAGAATTTGGAGACTTACACCAAGTCGGTGTTGTCGATCGAGGCCGACAGTACCGAAACCGTGGGCGGCACCAAGAAAGTGGACGCCATGGGTGCGCTGCGGCATCAATCCGGC